GACTTGACAAGTCTGATGCAGAATTGGAATTCCAGCAGACTTCACCACTGCTGGTGATCCAACAAAAGAATTTTATCCTCAAACTCCAAAAGTCTAAGGGTTGATATGGAACTGCGTAAGAAATTTGTCATTAAGGCAGGGGACAATTTTCCTCCTATCATCATTCAGGCATTGGGAGATGACGGAAAGCCCTTGGATCTTACTGGCTATAGCGCTACTTTCATCATTGCCGAAGAGGTAGGTGCTCGACCTATCGTACACCGTCCTGGAAGGGTTCTTGTAGACGGGAAAATTCAACTTGATTGGCTTCCTGGTGAGACTAGTAAACCTGGCAAATATCTTCTTGAAGTTATTCTTTGGAAAGAAGTACAACCAGGTGTAAGAACACAGTTCACGCTTCCTGGCGCTGGATATGCCGAAGTTATCATTACTCCTCGACTTTGGGATTGATCATGAATTCTCAAAACATTAAGAAGTCCAATCTCGATAATACGCAGAAGCGTCACTACTTCCTCGTTCTTGGGGAAGTTGCCTTTCTTTTACCTGACCAGAAGGAGGAAGGAATCCATGTCCGTCGATTGAACGGAATTTACTCCTCAGAGGAGCGTCATCTGCGCCTTAAGCATCTTTCTCGGTGTCAAGAGATTCTCCAGATGAATCTCCAGCGGCAAATGGCTTCGGTAGTTACCAAGCCTGTGGACGTAAAGGAGGTTATCATCCATTCCGTTACTTATCTCGGAGAATATACTCAGCGACAATTCTTCGAGGGAATGGAGCACCTCTTGGAAGACCAGCAAAAGAAGAAATAGGAGTTTTTCACAGTTCAAATTAATTAGAGGTTGTAACTAATTTAGTTACAACCTCTAATTGTCTTTGGGGTCTAAGTAAATCGAAAAAGGGAAAATTGTTATGGAACCAAGGTTTACCAATAAGACCAATATTCCTTTGGAGTTGGCAGTTTGGCTCCTTCACGACGAATACGATTATGTGAATGAGCCAAATTACATCTCGGCCACGAGCCTTCTTAAGCCTATTCGCCAAATTCTTCTTCCATCCCGTATTCCCCCAGAGGACCGAATTCAGTACGACGTACAGGACCTCATCGCTTCATCGATGGGGCATGCTCTCCACGCTGCAGTGGAAAAGGCGTGGAAGGAAGGTCATTATAAGAGGTCTCTTAGGCTCTTGGGCTACTCAGAAGACCTTATCAATCGGATCCTGGTAAACCCTACCCCTGAACAGCTTCAGGCGGTTAAGGATCCCATTCCCGTCTACGTGGAGCAGCGGAGCTTTAAGGAGCTCGATGGCTACAAGATCGGCGGGAAGTTCGACATGGTGGCCGAGGGTAGGCTTTCCGATGTCAAAAGTACCAGCGTCTGGTCCTATATTCGAGGGAACCGGGACGACGAGTTCAAGAAGCAGATGTCCATCTACCGTTGGCTTCGTCCAGACATCATTACCTCGGACATTGCTACGATCCACTTCATCTTCACCGACTGGCAGAAAACTGAGGTGGATCGGATTGAAGGTTATCCCCCAAATCGAATTATGTCCAAAGAGATCGTCCTCATGTCTCTAGAGGAGATTGAGGATTGGATTCGAGGCAAACTTGCCCTTATCGACCAGTATAAGAACGTTGAGGAGCCTCTTCTTCCTCCCTGTACCNANGAAGAGCTCTGGATGACAGACCACAAGTTCCAGTACTATGCGGATCCAACCAAGGCCACTACTGGAGGCCGTGCTACGAAGAACTTCTATGTGAAGGACTATGGCAGCGTAGAGGCTGCCCGTACTGCTGCCCACCAGTACTGCTCACAGAAAGGCAAGGGGATCGTCGTTGAGGTTCCTGGTACCCCTCGCCGCTGTGCGTACTGTCCAGCTTTTCCCATTTGCACTCAGAAAAACCAGTACTTCCCGGAGGGAATTGTTCATGATTGATGTCGAGAATGTTCAGCACCACCCTGCTGTGGAAGAGATTGTTGAGGTTCTGTGCAATAAGACGCAGAACACCGACAAGGGCTTTTTCCGAATCGGGACAATTTATTTTCTCGCCAAAATGGCCGCTTCCATGCGAGCCAGTGTAGTGACCAAGGATCGAGGTGAGATTCCGGTCAATATCTACGCTATTGCCTTGGCCAATAGCGGCTATGGGAAAGGTTATTCCATCAATCTTTTGGAAAATGAATTCCTCAAGGGATTCAGACAGTACTTCATGGAATACACCTTTCCTATGATTGCCGATGACAACCTTCGGAAGATTGCTGACAGAAGGGCTGCTGCCCGAGGAGAGGACCCTCAGGAAGTCTACGAGAAGCGGGTCCTTAAGGAGTACGAGAGGACAGGAGCCTATCCCTTCACTTTTGATTCCGGTACTTCTGCAGCTGTGAAGCAGCTGCGTCACAAGCTCCTCATGGCCGGAATTGGCGGGATCAACATGCAGACCGACGAGATTGGCTCCAATCTCCTCTCAAATGTCGAGATTCTTACTGTTCTCCTGGAGCTCTACGACCAGGGTCTCGTCAAACAGAAGCTGACCAAGAACACCTCCGATAACATCCGTTCTGAGGAGCTTCATGGGAAGACNCCTACNAACATGCTGCTNTTCGGGACTCCCTCGAAGCTCTTTGACGGAAGCCTTACCGAGCAGGCCTTCTACGATTTTCTAGAGACTGGCTTTGCTCGGAGATGCCATTTTGGTTGGGGTCAGCAGGAGCGGAAAGCCGTTCACCAGATGTCCGCCAAGGAGATCTATGAGCGGCTTATCAAGCCAGAGAACTCAGCAATCATTGAGAAGTGGGCTGACCACTTCACTACCTTGGCTGACCCTTCCAAGCATGGCTGGAAGATGTACGTCGAAGATGACGTGGCTATTCGCTTGATGGAGTACCGGATTGCCTGTGAGAAGGCTGCTGATGCTCTCCCCGACCATGAGGAGATCCAGAAAGCAGAACTCTCCCACCGGTACTTCAAAGCCCTCAAGTTGGCGGGGGTCTATGCCTTCATCGATGAGAGCTCCCAGGTGGAGATGGAGCACTTGATGCAGGCCATCAAGCTCACCGAGGAGTCGGGAGCTGCCTTCCGACAGATTCTTTACCGAGAGAAGGCATACATGAAACTTGCCAAGTACATTGCCTCCTGTGGAACCGAGGTTACCCACGCCGACTTGGTTGAGTCTCTTCCCTTCTATCAGAGGGGACATGCCGCTCGGAACGAGCTCATGCAGCTCGCCATGGCTTGGGGCTACAAGCAGAATATTCTTATCAAAAAGACCTATGTTGATGGGATCGAATTCTTCCGAGGAGAGTCTCTAAAGGAGACCGATCTCAATGAACTGATCGTTTCATATTCGAATAACCTGGCTTACGACTATTTGGGAGAAAGGATCCCCTTCGACCAATTCCACATCCTTACGGGTGCTTCTCAAGAAGATGGAAGACCCATGCACTGGGCCAACCATTTCTTCAAGAATGCCCACAGAACCGACGAGAACGCTATCCCCGGCTTCAACGTTATCGTTCTTGACGTGGATCAGGGGACTACGATTGATATGGCTCGTTCCCTCCTGGAGGAATACAAGTTCTTCCTCCATACCACCAAGAGCCATACCGACGAGCACCATCGTTTTCGGATAATCCTTCCCATCAAGTACGAGCTGAAGCTCGATGAGGAAGATTACCGGGAGTTCATGAACAACGTGGTTTCTTGGCTCCCCTTCGACGTGGATAAGGGATCTCGACTCACCCGAGGAGCCAAGTGGGAAACTACTCCCAACAGTTCCTATTTCTACAACTTGGAGGGACAGATTCTCGATCCCATTCCTTTCGTTCCCAAGACTACCAAGAACGAACAGTTCCATAGGGAATTTCGGGAGATTGAGAACCTGTCCAATCTGGAGCGATGGTTTGCCCAGAGAATCGCTAGGGGCAATCGCAACAACCACATGCTCCGATATGCCTTGGCTCTGGTGGATGCAGGNATGTCCTTGGTGGACATCCAGAACGCTGTTCACTCGTTCAACGACAAGCTTTCTGATCCTCTTCGTCGGGACGAGATTAATTCCACCATCATGAAGACTGTGGCTAAGAAGATCCAGGAACGAGATCAGTTCCGTAAGAAGAACATCTAGGCTTTTTTGGTTTTAAGGAGAAATTCTATGGCAGACAACAAGAATATTGTCCTGATCACAGGACGTCCAAACTCAGGTAAGACCTCTTCTTTGCGAAATCTGAACCAAGAGAAGTGGGTCAATTTGAATGCTGATATGAAGGAGACTCCCTTCCGGGATCGCTTCGCTGCTAGCGTACACATTACCGATGCCAAGGACATCTTCCCTTATATCCAGGAAATCGAGGAGAACCCGGATATTGAGGGAGGGATCCTTGACACCCTTACCCATCTCATGACTATGTACGAGCGCCAGTACGTCCTCACCGCCTCCAATACTCAGAGGGCGTGGGGGGACTACGGGAACTTCTACCGGGAGCTCATCCATACCATCAAGGCAGGTACTAAGAACTACGCTATCCTCTGCCACGAGGATACCCAACTCAATGAGCAGACTATGCAGATGGAGACCCGAGTGCCCGTTAAGGGTCAGGTGGGGAAGATTGGGGTGGAGGCAGACTTCACCATCGTCCTCACCGCTAAGCAGATGCCTGTCAGGGTGCTGGAGAAGTACGAGAACGACCTTCTCCACATCACCGATGAGGAGCGAGAGGATGGGCTCAAGTACGTTTTTGTCACCCGCGTCACTAAGGAGTATGCCGGTGGTCTGATGCGAGCTCCTATGGGCCTGTGGAAGAGGAATGAGCTTTATATCGATAACGACCTCAGTCTTGTTTTCAAACGGCTCAAGGAGTACTACGGTTAAAACACTTTTAGAATGCGATTTTCGCATTCTAATTCTGAGCGAAAGAATCGCTCATTTCATTCAAAAAGGAGTCAGTACATGAACCACCTGTTCAAGAACTTGACCAGCAATGGATTGGAGGAGTTGGAGGATCGTCTTGGAGGATTTCAGATCCTGGATTCTGGCATCTACCTGGCTACCATCAAAGCCCTTTATGGTGGTCAGTCGGCCAGTGGAGCGCTGTCGGTGACCCTCATTGCCGACATCAACGGCCAGGAGTTCCGTGAGACCTTCTGGGTCTCCAACCGGAGAGGTGAGAACTTCTTCATCAACAAAAATGGGAAGAAATCCCCACTTCCTGGCTTTACCCTGGTTGATGAGCTCTGCCTCATCGCCACCGAGAAGCCCCTGGCCGAGCAGGAGATTGAGGACAAGGTCATCAATATCTACAACTACGATGAGGGTCGCATGGTTCCAACCAGCGTCCCCATGTTCGTGGAGTGCCTCGGCAAGGAGGTGGCCCTTGGCATCATCAAGCAGCTCGTGAATAAGCGCGAGAAACAGGGAGACACGTTCGTGGATACTCCCGAGTTCCGAGAGGAGAACGTGGTGGATAAGGTCTTCCACCCCGTTCTCAAGGTCACTGTCTCTGAGGCTCGACAGGGAAGGGAGCCTCACTTCTGGGAGGCTTGGGAGAAGCGCAATAAGGGCCGAGTCTGGGACCGACGGTCCATCAAAAATAGCCCGCAGGCCGGAATCAAGTTCGGTCCTCCGACCGTTGCTTCGGCTCAGGAGAACAAGCCTCGCCCAAGCCTCTTTAAGAAGTAAGACTCTTGCTTCATTTCTGCATGAATTAAACCTCCTACTACTTGAAAGCCCCTCCTAGAATTTCTAGGAGGGGCTGCTATGATCCACTTCCATGTGGATCATTTCTCTTCCTCTAAGAATACCTATCTCTAAGAAGAAAAAATTCTCTCTTAATCTTAATTATTATCGAAATGCTCATTATCAAGAGCTGAATAAAGCAAAGAACAAGTTTACCGAACTTGTTCTGGACAAGATCAAGCATCTTCCCAAAATGGAAGGATGCTCGTTGGAATATGTCCTCTACCCAGCCAACAGGCAGCGTTGTGATGTCAGCAACGTTTGCTCGGTTATTGACAAGTTCTTTACAGATGCTCTAGTAACCTGCAATCGTCTGGAGGATGACAATTACAAATTGGTACCAAAGGTAAAATACTCCTTTGGTGCTGTCGATCCTGAGAATCCTCGTTGTGATGTAATTATTCGACCTCTTAATAAGAAAGGAAATTCTCTTCCTTCACTCAAACCGAAAAGAAAGGAAGCACCTATGCAGATCAAGACCGTTGTTTCTCTATCCAAGGAAGATCTCATGGAGGCTCTTCAGCAGTATCTGAAGCCTCACGTCACCATCTCCGAGGGGTCCACCATCGAGATGGGAACCATCGCCGAGGATGGTTCGGTTGAGGTGACCATCTCGTCTGGCCTTGGTCAGACTCGAAAGAGTCAGTCCACTACGGAAATGCCCGAGAAGGGCTCTCCTGAGCCCCAGGAGGCGCAGAAGGAGGTTGAGGCTCCTACCCCCCTTCCAACTGGGAGATCTCCGAGCAGAAGCCTTTTTCAGAACCTGACCAAGGTCAGTAACCAGTAAGAGAAGGAAAAAGAAAGCCCCCTTGGAGATTTCCAAGGGGGCTTTTCGATTTTGTAGTAACTTTCACCTACTAGGGCATCGTCTCCTGGACCACATTCACCGAACAGCCATCCGCTGTATAGCCGATGACAACCCCGATGCCCAGAATGGTCACCATCAAAGTGACCTTGAGATGCTTCTGCAAAAACTCCTTGATCTTGTCCATGTCTTAGACCTCCAAATTGATTGTGCGAAATCGCACGGTCATGACTGTACCTCAATCCAAGATAAGATTGTAGATAGGATGTAGCGCTACTCCTTGCCAAGCCATCTCGGGACCAATGGAAAAGCCCAAAGTTCTCTGGAAGAGCTTGGCGAGGAGGTTTTCAGTGATGGGGGTTCCAATCCCCATCGGATAATTCATGAAGCTGCCCAAAAGCGCCTGGAGAGGATTATTGCGGATCATCGAAGCTGCCACCTTAATTCCCCGAAGCTTGTAGTTCATGAACCACAGTAGACCCATGCTCTCCATGT